ATGAGGGGTGGGCCGCAGGCGATGATGGACAGACTACCCGAGGGGTCAGAAGGACCGGACGCCGTTCTGGAGGTTGCAGAGAACCTTTACCGGGACGCGGCGGTCGAGCTTTACCGGACGATCACGGCCTTGCGGTCGGGAGAGTTCAACGAGGTCAAGGCAGCACAGGCGGCGATCCGCGATCTTCGCGCGACGGCGCTGCATGTGCTGGATGAAAGGAACAAAGTTGACAAACTCCGCAAGCAGATTGCCGGACAGGTCGGTGCCGGCGGCGACCTTGACTTCGACGGTGCCCGACTTGAAATCGGGCGCCGCCTGGCTTGCCTCCGCGACGCCGGAGGAGGTGGATGAGTTTTTGGGCGGCTTAAGCCAGAATGCCCTTCTGGTATTGCCCTGGCTGTTCGAGTTCTGGGCGCTGCCGCATCAGCTTGCCCCGCGCGGTGACTGGAAGACCTGGGTGATCATGGGCGGGCGCGGTGCGGGCAAGACCCGGGCCGGGGCGGAATGGGTCCGGGCGCAGGTCGAGGGGGCATGGCCCGGCGATCCGGGGCGGTCAAAGCGAGTGGCCCTGCTGGGCGAAACGATTGATCAGGTGCGCGAAGTGATGGTGCTGGGCGAAAGCGGGATCATCGCTTGTTCGCCCCCCGACCGCAGGCCGGTCTGGCATGCGACCCGGGCGCAGTTGCACTGGCCGAACGGTGCCGTGGCGCAGGTGCTGTCGGCCTATGACCCCGAAGCGATGCGGGGGCCGCAGTTCGATGCGGCATGGGCCGATGAGCTTGGCAAATGGAAAAAGGGCGCGGAGGCCTGGGATCAACTGCAGTTTGCCCTGCGGCTGGGCAAGAATCCGCAGGCGGTGGTGACGACGACGCCGCGCAATGTGGGGGTGTTGAAGGCAATCTTGAAGAACCCCTCGACCGTGATCACCCATGCCCCGACCGAGGCGAACCGGGCGTATCTGGCCGAAAGCTTCCTGACCGAGGTGCAGTCCCGTTACGGCGGCACCGGGCTGGGGCGGCAGGAGTTGGAAGGCGTGCTGGTCGAGGAAGAAGAGGGCGCGCTGTGGACTGCTGTCATGCTGGACGCGGCGCGTCTGACGGTTGCGCCATCGCTTAGCCGGGTCGTGGTGGCGGTCGATCCGCCGGTGACGGCGACCAAGAAAAGCGACGCATGCGGGATCGTGGTGGTTGGTGCGGATACGCGCGGCGACCCCAAGGACTGGCGCGCGGTGGTGCTGGAGGATGCCTCGGTCAAGGGTGCCTCGCCCGAAGGGTGGGCCCGCGCGGCGCTGGCGGCGATGGAGCGGCACGGCGCGGACCGGCTGGTGGCCGAGGTCAACCAGGGTGGTGATCTGGTGGAGCAGATGGTGCGGATGGTCGACCCCTTGGTGCCCTACCGGGGCGTGCATGCGACGCGGTCCAAGATGCTGCGGGCCGAGCCGGTCGCGGCCTTGTACGAGCAGGGCCGGGTGGCGCATGTCCGGGGGCTGCAGGCGCTGGAAGACCAGATGTGCCGGATGACGGCGCAGGGCTGGAAGGGCACAGGATCGCCCGACCGGCTGGATGCGCTGGTCTGGGCTCTGACCGATCTGATGATCTCGCCGTTGCACGGGGGCCGACCCAGCGTGCGCACCCTTTAGGGTTCATAAGCCTCCGGCGGGGATATTTGAAAACAGATGAAGCCCTGAGGGGCGTTGGTTTCGATCCCGGCGGGTCGGAGCGCGGGCAGGGTTTGCCCTTGGGACAGGAGCGCGAGATGGTGTTCGATTTTCTGCGAAAGGCGCCTTTGTCGGTGGTGCCCGAGCGCAAGGCCAGTGCGGTGGGGCGGGTGATCGCCTGGGGCAACTCGGGTCGGGCCGCCTGGAGCCCGCGAGATGTGGCCAGCCTGACCCGGACGGGGTTTCAGGGCAATCCGGTCGGGTTTCGCGCCGTCCGGCTGATCGCCGAAGCGGCGGCGGCGCTGCCCTTGGTCTGTCAGGACGCCGAGCGGCGCTATGAGGCGCATCCGGTGTTGGAGCTGACGGGCCGCCCGAACGGCGCGCAGGGGCGGGCAGAGTTTCTGGAGGCGGTCTATGGTCACCTTTTGCTGGCAGGCAACGCCTATGTCGAGGCGGTTCCGGGTGCCAGCGCCTTGCCGGGTGAGTTGCATGTGCTGCGGTCGGATCGGATGAACCTGGTGCCGGGGGCGGATGGCTGGCCTGTCGCCTATGACTATACGGTCAGCGGGCGGACGCACCGCTATGACGTGTCCGGGATTGTCAGCCCGATCTGCCACTTGCGGACCTTCCATCCGCAGGACGACCACTATGGCTTTTCGCCGATGCAGGCAGCGGCGGTGGCAGTGGACGTGCACAACAGCGCCAGTGCCTGGTCCAAGTCGCTGCTGGACAATGCAGCAAGGCCTTCGGGGGCGATCGTCTACAAGGGCGCAGACGGGGCGTCTTCGCTGTCGTCGGATCAGTATGACCGGTTGGTCAGCGAGATGGAAAGCCACCATCAGGGCGCGCGCAATGCCGGGCGGCCGATGCTGCTGGAGGGCGGGCTGGACTGGAAACCGATGGGTTTTTCGCCTTCTGACATGGAGTTTCAGAAGACCAAGGAGGCTGCGGCGCGCGAGATTGCCATCGCCTTTGGCGTGCCGCCGATGCTGATGGGCATTCCGGGCGACGCAACCTATGCAAACTATCAAGAGGCGAACCGGGCGTTCTTCCGCCTGACGGTGTTGCCGCTTGCCACCAAGGTGCTGGCGGACCTGTCGCATTGGCTGTCGACCTTTGCCGGAGGTGCGGTCGAGCTGCGGCCTGACCTGGATCAGGTGCCGGCGCTGGCCAGTGAGCGCGACCAGCAATGGGCGCGGGTGGGGGCGGCAGAGTTCCTGACCATGGCCGAAAAGCGGATGCTTCTGGGCCTGCCCAAGCTGGCGGAGGAAGCATGACGACACGGCGCAGCGAGGGCGGGTCGCGGTATGTCTATGAAAGTTTCGATGCCGCCACTGCCCGGATCGAGGCCAACGAACGGGTGGCCGAGGAGCGTTGGACGGGTCTTGCCTACCGGCTGGGGTTGATTGAGGCGACGCTGGAGCGGCTGGAGAAACGGATCTGGATCGGCGTCTACGGTGTGGCGGCGTTCCTGATGGCACAGATGGCCGAGACGGTCATTCAAGCGGCGATGAGGTGAAGGGATGACTGAATTTGGAGCGCCGGAGCGCAAGTTCCACCGGCAGGAAACGGCGCTGGTGGTGACCGAAGGCCATGTGGTGGCGGGCTATGCGTCGCTGTTCGGCAAGGCGGATCAGGGCGGGGATGTGGTGCAAAAGGGCGCTTATGCGGCCAGCCTGAAGCGGCTGGCCGCGCGCGGGGGGCGGGTCAAGATGCTGTGGCAGCATGATCCCGGCCAGCCCATCGGCGTCTGGGACGAGGTGCGCGAGGATGCCGCCGGCCTGTGGGTCAAGGGGCGCATCCTGACCGAAGTTGCAAAAGGCCGCGAGGTGGCGGCGCTGTTGCAGGCCGGGGCGATTGACGGGCTGTCCATCGGTTACCGGACGGTGAAAGCGGAACGTGACGGCAAGGGCCAGCGCCTGTTGTTGGAGCTGGAGCTTTGGGAGGTGTCGCTGGTGACGTTCCCGATGCTTCCCGAGGCGCGGGTGGCTGCCAAGGCGGAGGCCCTGGACAGCGACTGGCGCGACATGGCGGCGGTCTTCGAGGACGCGCGCCGCACTTTGGCCGGGCTGTAGCGCGGCGTCCGACATTAATCGAAAGGAAGAATGATGACCGAGAAGAAGTCTCGGGCCGGGGAAGGTCTGTCCCCCGCCCATACTCCGGCCGCCGAAGCGAAGGCCGCGATGACCGGGTTCCTGAGCGAATTCAATCGCTTTCAGGAAGACGTGAAATCCACTTTGAAACATCAGGAAGAGCGACTGACCATGCTGAACGCAAAGACGATGGCCTATGGCCGCCCCGCACTTTCGGCCCGTGCGGAAACGGAAGCCCCGCACCAGAAGGCGTTCAACGCCTATCTGCGGTCGGGCGATGATGACGGACTGCGCAGCCTGACGCTGGAAGGCAAGGCGATGTCGACTGCCGTGGCCGCCGACGGTGGCTATCTGGTCGATCCGCAGACGGCAGAACGCATCCAGTCGATGCTGCTGTCCACCGCGTCGCTGCGGGCGCTGGCGAATGTGGTGCAGGTGGAGGCCACCTCGTTCGATGTGATTGTGGATCGCAGCGAAGTCGGCTCCGGCTGGGCGACCGAAGCGGCGGCCGCCACCGAAAGTGCGACCCCCGTGATCGAGCGCATTTCGATCAAGCTGCACGAGTTGGCGGCGATGCCGAAAGCCTCGCAGCGGTTGCTGGACGACAGTGCCTTTGACGTGGAGGGCTGGTTGGCCGAAAAGATCGCGACCCGCTTCACCCGCGCCGAGGCTTCCGCCTTCATCAACGGCGACGGGGTGGACAAGCCCAAGGGCATTCTGCTGCCAACCAAGGTTGCGAACGCGTCCTGGGTCTGGGGGCAGGTTGGCTATGTGCCATCCGGCGCTGCCGCGGACTTCGCGGCCACGGATCCGGCGGATTGCATCATCAATCTGGTCTATGCGCTGGGCGCGGATTACCGGGCCAACGGCACCTTCGTCATGAACTCCAAAACCGTGGGTGCGGTGCGCAAGATGAAGGACGCCGATGGCCGCTTCTTGTGGTCGGATGGTCTGGCGGCGGGTGAGCCGTCGCGCCTGATGGGCTATGCGGTGCTGGTCAGCGAGGACATGCCGGACATCGCGGCGAACGCCTATGCCATCGCGTTTGGCGACTTCCGCGCGGCCTATACCGTGGCGGAACGCCCGGACCTGCGCATCCTGCGCGATCCGTTCAGTGCCAAGCCGAACGTCCTGTTCTACGCCAACAAGCGCGTGGGCGGCGACATCACCGATTATGCGGCGATCAAACTGCTGAAAATCGCGGTCTCCTGAAGGTTTTGGCCCGGCCCCCTGAAAGGGGCCGGGCCTTGTCCCACGCCTGCAATTTCCCCTGAGGCCCGGTCGCGGGCGGAGATCTGATCATGATGTTGACCGAAGAGACCCCGGTGCCGTCGCTAGCCCTGCCGGTGGAAGAGATGAAGGACCATCTGCGGCTTGGGTCCGGTTTTGCCGATGACGCGCTGCAGGACGGGTTGATCGAGACTTACCTCCGGGCGGCAATGGCGGCGATCGAGGGGCGGATCGGCAAGATGCTGTTCCAGCGCCGGTTCCTGTGGGTGCTGGACTGCTGGCGCGACGGGGCCGAGCAGGCGCTGCCGGTTGCTCCGGTGTCGGGGATCGTCAGTGTGACGCTTGTTGATGCGGCCGAGGCCGAAGTGGTGGTGCCTGCGGCGGCCTACAGGCTGATTCCGGACCTGCACCGGCCACGGCTGGCGGGCAAGGGCACGTCCTTGCCGGTGATCCCGGGCGAGGGGTTGGTCAAGGTGGTGTTTGATGCTGGGTTCGGGGCGGTCTGGACGGATGTGCCGGTCGATCTGCGGCAGGCGGTGCTGCTGCTGGCGGGTGAATACTACGAACATCGCCACGATGACGGCGCGCAGGCGGCAGGGCTGCCATTCGGGGTGGTTACCCTGATCGAGCGCTGGCGGACGGTGCGCATCCTGGGCGGAGGACGGTCATGAACGCGCCGCATCTGAACCGGGCGTTGGAATTGGAGGGTGTGGTTCGCACCCCTGACGGGGCCGGTGGATTTACCGAAGCGTGGACCGTCCTGGGCACCCTTTGGGCAGAGGTGTTGCCTGGGTCGGGCAGCGACACGCTGGGCGAAGAGCGCATGCTGTCGGCGGTGCCTTATCGGGTGACGGTGCGAGGGGCGCAGGTTGGTGCAACCTCACGTCCGAAGGCCGGACAGCGGTTCCGTGAGGGGACCCGGCTGTTTCTGATCCAGGCGGTGACCGAGCGCGACCCGGGTGGCCGCTTTCTGACCTGCTTTGCCGGTGAAGAGGTGCCGAAATGAGCTATGGAGCAGCACCAGGCCTGCAACAGGCGGTCTTTCAGCATCTGACCGGCACTCCGGCGCTGGTGGGGGTCGCAACCTATGACGCGGTACCGCCGAACGCGACCGGGACTTTCATTCTGATCGGTCCGGAAGAAGCGCGCGATCAATCCGACAAGTCGGGGGCCGGGGCCGAGCATCAGCTGGTGATCAGCGTGATCACCGATGCCACCGGCTTTTTGTCGATCAAGACCATCGCTGCCGATATTTCGGACGCGCTGATCAGTGCGCCCTTGACCCTGGTCCGGGGGCAGCTTGTCAGCCTGTATTTCCTGCGCGCCTCGGCCCGCCGGATTGAAGAGGGCGAAACCCGCCGGATCGACCTGACCTTCCGGGCGCGTATTCAACTTTGACGCACCTGACCCCAATTTCACACGGAGAACTGACATGGCTGTGCAAAGCGGCAAGGATCTGCTGATCAAGATCGACCAGACCGGGGACGGCCAGTTCGTCACCATCGCGGGGCTGCGTGCCACGCGGATCAGCTTCAACACGGAATCGGTGGATGTCACCAGTCTGGAAAGCCAGGGTGGCTGGAGGGAATTGCTGGCCGGGGCAGGGGTGAAGTCGGCGGCAATCTCGGGGGCGGGCGTGTTTCGCGACGAGAATACGGATGAGCGGGCGCGGCAGGTGTTCTTCAACGGCGAGATCCCGGATTTTCAGGTAGTCATCCCCAGTTTCGGGGTGATCGAAGGGCCGTTCCAGATCACCTCGATCGAGTATTCCGGCAGCCACAATGACGAGGCGACCTATGATTTGTCGATGTCGTCGGCCGGGGCTTTGACCTTTACGGCCCTGTGATGGCGAACCCCTGGGCAGGCGAGGTGGCGATCTGGCTGGATGGTCAGCGCCATGTGGCAAAGCTGACGCTGGGGGCCTTGGCCGAGCTTGAGGACGCGCTGGAGACCGAGACTCTGATCGACCTGGTCGAGCGGTTCGAAGGTCGGCGGTTCAGCACACGCGATGTGCTGGCGCTGATCGTCGCGGGCTTGCGCGGTGGCGGGTGGCAAGGCTCGGCCGCCGATCTGCGCACGGTCGAGATCGGCGGCGGGCCGGTCGAGGCGGCGCGGGCGGCGGCGGAACTGCTGGCGCGGGCGTTTTCATTGCCGGGCGAGGCATGA